AAGCGGCCTACCTCGGGTTGCTCGCCGATCTCGAGACGGCCGACGTGGTCGCGGCGGTTGTCGTGCACCTCGGACGGTCGCGGTTCTTCCCTGCCGTTGCCGAGATCCGCGAGATCGTCGAGGGCTCTGTTGCGGCCGAGGCTGACGCCGCATGGGCCGAAGCGTACCGGGCGATTCGGTGCGGGCGGATCCGGGAAGCTGCGGCCGGCGCCGGACCAGCCGCAGAGGCGCTGCGGACGATGGGTCCGGCTCGGCTCGGCGGGATGCTGGAATCGGCCGAGCCGTTCGAGCGCAAGCGGTTCGTTGAGTGCTACATCGCGGCCAAGCGAAGGCACGACCGAGCCGACGGGCTCACTCGACTCGAAGCGGCCAAGATTTTCGGACGCGACACCGTTTCGGCTGGGCGCGGAATGGCCAGGGTGGGCCGATGAATTCGCCGCTGATCGATTGCTCGACCGGCGAGGTGCTGGATATGCAGGTCCTGCGAAGGCAAGCGGCGTTGCGCTACATCGTGCGCAGCCTCGGGAGAGACCACGAACCGATCGTGGCGGTGGAACGGCTGCTCTCCGGGGATCATGACGACACGGTCAGGGAACTGCTCGAACAGGGGAAAGCATGAATCCGTACAGCCCAGAAAAGCTGGATCCGAAGGCCAAGATCGACGACCACGTTCTCGTCGACGAGGGGCCGGTGGAAGGGCTCGGCGTGACGTGGAGAAAATACCGGTGCGCGGGGTGCGGGCTGGATTTCTGGCACGACAACGCAGGCGGCCCGCTCTACGCCGAGGCCAGGGCCTACGGTGCCTGTCGTGGCTGAGTCGTGGACCTACGCCGGCCGCGGTGCCCTCGTGCGTCTCGACCCCCGCGACCCCGACTGCCACTGGTGGATCGACCCCGCCACCGGCCTCTGGACGTGGATCGATCCCGACCCGGCGAGGGATCGCGCGTGGCGGCGGGAGGTGGCGCTCGTGGCCAACCGGCTGGGGCCTGCGTCGACTACGACAAGAGCGAACCCGTGGGAGTGACTGGCGAAAACCGGGCGGTCCGTGGTAGGAGGGACCATGCCGTTTGAACACGCAGCGGTTGTCTACTCGCCCGAGCCCGAGGAGTGGGAACACCAGCGCGGGGGGTCGGCGGAACAGACCACCTTGACCTCGGAGTTTTGCGAGGCTGTCTGTGCGCTTGTCCGCAGGGGGATGAAGCCGCGACGGGCGGTCGTCGGACTCGGGCACACCGAGCGCAGTTACGACCGGTGGGTGCAGCGGGCCGACGCCGGAAAGCAACCCTTCGCCTACCGCATCGGCCTGATCCGCATGGCCGAAGCGCAGTACCTGGGCGAGACCGAGGCGAAGATGGCCGACCACCGGGATGAGTCGTGGCAGGCGTGTGACCGGATCCTGACGAAGCGGCTCCGCACCGAGTACGGCGACAAGCTCGAAGTCGCCCGCACCGACGCCGCGGACCCGGCGCAGCTCACCCGCGAGGAGTTGATGAAGATCGCGGCGGGCAAATCCTGACGTGACACGGGCAGAAGCCGCTGCCGAGATACTGCGCCGTGACCGGGCGCGCGAGTCGCTGGCATGCTACGCGATGGAGCGGGGGTTCTGGCCAGCGCGGCACCACATGATCCTGATCGACGCGCTCGAGAGTCTGGCCCGCGGGGAGATCCGGCGCTTGATGGTCTTTCAAGGCCCCGGCTCTGCGAAGAGCACCTACGCATCCAAGCTCTTCCCGGCGTGGTGCCTTGCCCAAGAGACGCCCCACGGGATGCCCTGGGACATCCTCGCCTGCTCGCACACCACCGGACTCGCCGAGGACTTCTCCCGCGTTGTCCGCAACTACGTCCGCGACGATCCCCAGCTACTCGGCTACGGCCTCGACGACGAACTCACGAGCGTGGAGCGGTGGGGCACGACCAAGGGCGACGTGTATCGGTGTGCGGGCGTAACCAGCGCCATCGCCGGCAAGCGCGGTGACGGCGGCATCGTCGACGACCCGGTGCCGGGACGCGAGCAGGCAGACAGCGAGACTTTTCGGCGCAAGGCGTGGCTCTGGTGGAACGACGACTTCCTTCAGCGCCTCAAGCCAGACGCTTGGATTGCCTACATCGCGACGCGCTGGCACGAGGACGACATTGCAGGCCGGATCCTTCCCGTGTCGTGGGACGGCGAGTCGGGTCCGATCCGGGCGCGAGACGGCGAGGAGTGGCACGTGATCTGCCTCCCGTCGATCTGCGACCGCGACGGCGATCCTCTCGGCCGCGCGATCGGGGACGCGATCTGGCCCGAGTGGGAGCCGCTGGCCTCTCTCGAATCGAAGCGGCGGCAGATGACCCCGCGGAGTTGGTCAGCCCTCCACCAGCAGCGCCCAACGCCGGAAAGTGGCGATTATTTCCAGCGCGAGTGGTTCGGTCGGTACACAGAGATCCCGCGAGGCTGTCGCTTTTTCCTGTCGTCCGATTGGGCGGTGAGCGAGGAAGGCGGCGACTGGACGGTGCACGTCGTCGTCGGGGTGGATGCGAGCAGCCGCCTCTACATCGCCGACGTCTGGCGCGGCCGCGGCACCACGGACGTGACGATCGATGCCGGCCTTGACCTCGTGGCCAAGTACCGGCCCGCGTGCTGGCTTAACGAGAAGGGCGTCATCCTCCGCGTCGTCGGCGGCCAGATTCGGGCGAGGATGCGGGAGCGCAACATCATGTGCCCGACCGAGGACTACGCCCGCACGTCCGACAAGGCGGCCACGGCCCGCGGCATTCAGGGCCGCTGGTCGCAGGGGATGGTGATGTTGCCCGAGCAGGCGCCGTGGCTTGCCGATCTTGAGGGCGAGTTGCTGCGGTTCCCCGCGGGGCGTCACGACGACCAGGTGGACGCGCTCGCGCTCGTCGGCCTCCACCTCGACAAGGTCGTCGCCCCTCCCGTCGTGAATCACGCCGGTGTCTCGCGGCCGGTGGAGCGGATGTGGTAACCGAGACCCGCTGGCTCGTCGCCGCCGTGGACGTCCCCACGTCCCCCGGCCTCGCCCGCTGGCTCCTCGGCTGGCTGCGCCCCGGCCATCGCCACGTCCTCGCCTACCGGGAGACCTACGGCGGGCTCCTGATCGTCCAGACGACGGTGGCCCGGCTCCAGGTCGACTGGTTCCCCGGTGTCACGGAGGCCGACTACACCGCCGAACTCGAAGCCGGAGGCGCGACGGTGCGGGAAATGGCCCGCAGCGTGGATGACGGGCAGTGGGTCATTCGGGGCCTGACCTGCGTGTCGATCGTGCGAGCGCTTGCCGGACTGCCCGGCAGGTGGCAAACTCCGGCGCAACTGATGCGGGCGATATCCCGCACGCGGGAGTGATACCGCAGGAGGTAGCGATGGGTGGTGGAGCGCCGAAGCCGAAGCCGGAGACGAACGCGGAGCGCAACGCCCGCTTGCTCGCCGCGAAGAAGGGGTCGGGCGATGCCATGGCCGTCGAGTCGCAGCGTGAATTCCTGTCTCGAGCGCGTCGCCGGTCCAGCCTGTTCGGCGGCCCCGAGACGAGCGGCGGAACGAAGCTCGGCGTGCAGGCGATCTGATGGCCGGCGCAGGCGTAGCATTTCCGAGCCCCGGGACGGTGGTTGTCGCCGGCCTGTCTATCGCCATCCCTGGCGTCGAATGGGAGCGGCAATACAACCTTCAGGCTGACGTCGAACTCCTCGTTGCGAGGTTCCCCGACAGCAGCGAAACGGTGATCCCGATCGTTGATTGGGGAAAAGCGCAAGGGCACGCCCGCGCCGCCGTAGAGGAGTGGATCGGATGAGCGCCGCCGTTGACCTCTCCCAAGCCCGCAGCCGCTTCGCCGGCCTGACCCCGAGTCCGAAGCGCACGGCCAAGCCGCTCGACGTCAACCGACTCTTCGAGGAACTGGCCGACGCTGAGGCCGAGCAGCACATCCACCGCGAGACTTGGCGTCAGTGCATGGACCTGACCATGCCCGACCGCCAGAACATGGACGGCCAGCAGGTAGGTCAGGCGCGCACGCCCGTCGAGAAGTTCGACTCCTACCCCATCAAGGCGACCCGGCGCGGGTGCGGCAACCTCATCGGCGCCCTGTGCCCGCCCGAACAGCAGTGGGCTGAAGCGGTGCCCGGACCCGAGATCCCCGAGGACCGGCGCGACAAGGTTGCGGCCGGCCTCGAAGACATCAGCAAGGCGGTGTTCGACTACCTCGCCCGCAGCCGCTTCGCGACGGAAGTCTACGGCGCGGGCATGGACCTGCTTGTCTCGACCGGCTTCATGGCGATCGACGTCGGCACGAAGGAGCGCCCGTTCGTGGTCCGCTCGGTGCCGATGGTCGAGTGCTTCCCCGTCGAAGGACCAGACGGCGAGATCGAGACGGTCTTCCGCAAGTACCAGTGCCGCGTCTCGTACCTGCGTCGCCAGTGGCCAGGGCTTCGCCTGTCCTCTCGCCTCGCCCAGCTCGCCGAGCGCGATCCGAAGGCCAAGTGCACGATCGTCGAGGCCAGCGTCTTCGAGCCCGGCCGCGGTCAGCGGTTCGCAGTCATCGACGCCGAAGACAAAACGGTCATGTACGACGTGCAGCCGACCGACGCCGACGAGCCGTCGCGATGGATCACGCCGCGCCTCTACAAGCGCCCCGGCGACCGCTACGGCTACGGCCCGCTGGTCGAAGCCCTGCCGGAGATCCGCAAGGTCAACAAGGTCGACGAACTCGAATTGAAAGCGGGCGCTCGCCTCATGGCCCCGCCCATCGGCCTCGACACCGACACGGGTCTGAACCCCCACACGATGCGGAGCGGACCCAACGGCGTCAACATGATCAACGGCCGCGGCCTCGACGGCCGGCCGCCGTTCTACCCGTTCCCTCAGTCGGCGATTCCGCAGTGGTCGCAGATCAGCAAGCAGGACAGCCACGCCCTCATCGACGCGATGCTGTTCGCGCAGGAGGTGGTGCCGCCCGTCAGCGACTCGCACCAGATGACCGCCTTCGAAGTCAGCGTGCGTCGCCAGCAGTTGTTGGTGCAGCAGGGCGTGGACCTCGGCCGGCTCCAGTACGAACTCCCGTTTGCCGTCATGCGTCGGTGCGTCTGGATCCTCGGCAAGCTGGGGCTGATCCCGCCCATCAAACTCGACAATCGGTTCTTCTCCATCCGCTACCTCGGACCCCTTGCCCAAGCGCAGGACGCCGACAAGGCATCCAGTGTGCTCGCGTTCGTCGGGCAGAGCCGCGCGGCCCTCGGCGACGAAGCCACGACCCTCGGTGTCAAGGTCGAGGACGTCGCGGCCTACGTCGGCGAAATGTGGCCGGGCGTGCCCGCCTCGCTTCTTCGCGACGACGGCGAGCGCAAGACGATGCAGGAGCAGGCTGCGCAAGTGGCTGCGATGCAAGCGGCTGGACAGGCCCCGCAGATGCAGCAGTCGGCTCTGCCGGGGTCGGTGTGAGGCCGAACCGCGGCAACCTCTCGTCGCTGCCGAAGCGATCGAAGATCAACCGCGGCACCCTTGTCACGGTCCAGCAGCAGGCCGACGTCGAGCCGAGTGCGGTCAAGTTCTGGCGCGCGGTCGAGACGGTGCTCGACGCGGGGCCGATCATTCGCGACGCGAAGATGGGCGGCGACTGGAACGCCACGGTCGCCGACACCGTCAACGTCGGTGTCACAACCCGCCTCAACCTGATCAACTGCGCTGCGCTCGCCACCGACCTCGCGACTGTTACGCAGGTCGTGGCTACCGACGTAACCGCAACCGGTACTATCGAAGGCACAGACGTCAACGTCGCCGATGGCGGGCTCCTGCGGCTGTACGAGGATCAGGTCAACGGCGTTAACTTCGTGGCGTTCAAGGCCCTCGCGACTCTCGTCGCATCAACGACGTGGACGCTTCCGAGCGCTGACGGCACGGTCGGCCAGGTGCTCAAGACCGATGGGAGTGGCGTCCTCGGCTGGGTGTCGGCTGTGACGGATCACGGCGGGTTGTCGGGGCTCGCCGATGACGACCACCCGCAATATGCCCTCGACTCCGACCTCTCGGGATACCAGCCCCTCGACGCCGACCTGACATCGTGGGCAGGCGTGACGCGCGCCGCGGGCTTCGACACGTTTGCAGCCACGGCGCTCGGCGCGACGACGACGGTGCTCGTAGGCGGCGGCGTTGGTAGTGCTCCGGTGTGGACGACGGCGACGGGGACGGGTGCGCCGGTAAGGGCGACGAGTCCCGCGCTGGTCACGCCGGACATCGGCGCGGCGACGGGGACGAGCCTGAGCCTGACAGGCGGCATCGGTGTCGCAAGTACCCAACGCATCTGGTTTGGGGGTCTGAACGTAGACCCCAGCATCCGCGCCAACGCTTCGTCAGGACTCGTTCTGCGAACGAACGCGGTAGACCGCCTAACTATCACGAGCGCGGGGGCGGCTACGTTCGCGCAGACGTTGGCGGTTACCGGGACGACGACGCTGGCGGGGCTGGACGCTACGAGCATCGGCGCGACGACGCCGGGCACGGGCGCGTTCACCACGCTGGAGCGCAAGCAGGGCAGCGCGAGCGATACCGTCAAGGTGGGCGGGCGCGTCTACGTCAACACGGCGAGCGCCGCGACGAGTCTGAGCACCTACACGGACCTCATGTCGCACGCGCTTGCGGCGAGTACGCTCATCACGGCAGGCGACTCCGTCCACGTCAAGATGGCGTTTCGGAACACCACGACGGGGGGTAACACCGCGGGGTGGAAAGTCCTGATCGACGGGGATCTCGTCTACGAGTCCACGGCTACCGCCACGGACGGCTACGACACGTTCGAAATGGACGTGTACTATCTGACTTCGACATCCGCCGAGGTGTACTACAAGGCGTTCCTTGGCGGGCTCGGGCTGACGCAGAACGGCTACGTAGGCGTTACTCCATCTGCATGGAGCAGCGCCATTACGATCAAGGCTCAAGGCAAGGACTCGGGAGCAGCGGGGGAACTGCTCCAAGAACTCATGGATATCACTTGGCTCCCCAACAACACGTGAGGTAAAAACATGGCCCTTTTCAAGCACGCACAGACCACTTCGAACGCATCTGGCACCGCCAACACGCCTGTGGAACTCTACGGCGTCAACATTCCCGGTGGCGGCATCCCCGATGACAACGGCGCGAGCCTCCGCGCACGTTGCACGGCAGTTGGTAGCTGGCCCGCAACATTCACTGTGAAGCTCGGCACCGTCACGCTCGAAGTGCTCACCGTACCTGCGGGCGGTTCCGTCGCCTTTGGGCTGACCTTGCTTCGTGAGACGAACAGCGCAGGCAACTGGCGCTTCGACGGGAGTGACAACGACGAGGCCGGCACCGGCTTCTCGTTCACGGCCACGCAGCGCCTGAGCATCACCGGCATGTCCGCAGAAGAGGGCGGCGCGGTGGTGCAGAACGCCTGCGCGGACTGGTAGCCGTGGGCTACGCGAAGTTCGCCGCCGCGATTGCCGCGTTCGTGGCGGGGTACTGCTGGCTCATCAACAGCATTCACGCCGCTTGGATCAACTGAAGCCAACCGAAGGAGAGACCATGCCGAAGCCCACGCCGATCAAGAAGCCCACGACAGTGGAAGCCCCCGAGACCGTCGAGTCCGTGAAGGCGCAACTCGCGCAAGCCGTTGCTGCCAACGAAGGGCTCGCCCGGATGCTCGTCAACGTCTCCGAACGCTGCGTCAACCTGGGCGTCGAGATCAAGGCGGCGCTGCGGCCGTCGTGAGCAGCAAAATCCCCAGCGGCTCTGACCGCGCCAAGCTCGCCCGTGCCATGATCCAGATATTCAGGACGCCATCCGGCAAGGTGTTGCGCGGGTTCCTCGAGCGCGACACGCTCGGGCCTCTCTCGGCCATCGGCCCGAGCGGCGCGTTGCTCGACGACCGCGCGCTACTGTTTGTGGAGGGCCAGAAGGCGATGGCGAAGAAGCTGATTGAGGCCGCCGACGTGGACGGCAAACTGCTCGGAGAAGGAGACCAACCGTGAGTGATTCCCTGTTCGACGCCCCGGAGACCCCGGCGGCAGACCCCGAAACCCCCGCATCGGCGACCCCGGAAACCCCGGCAGCCGATCTCCCGTGGTGGGAAAAGGCCGTGCCCGGCAAGTGGAAGACCGAGGACGACGCGCTCAAGGGCTACCGCGAGTCGTCTCGCGAGGCACGCGAGAAGGCCGACGAAGCCAAGGCCCTTGCCGAGAAGGCGACGGGTCTCGAAGCCAGGATCGGCGGATTGCTCGGCGCCCCCAAGGGCGAGGACGGCAAGGCCGTGCCCTACACGTTCGAGCTTCCCGAAGGCGTCACGCTCGACGCTGACCACCCGCTGCTCGGCAAGCTCAACGAGATCGGGCAGACGCTCGACCTCGCGCCGTCGGTCTTGCAGCCGCTCGTAGCCGCCTACCTCGAACACGAAGCCGGTACCGAGCACGGACGCCGGGAGAACGAAGCGGCGCGGCTGACCAAGGCCCTCGGTGACGACGAGAAGGTGGCCGCCGAGGTCAAGGAGACCTTCGCGTGGGCGTCTGGCCTGCTCGGCGAGGATGCGATCGACGACTTGCGGGAGGCGGGGAGCCTCGCCGCCACGATCCTGACCCTCTCCCGCCTCCGCAAAGCCATGACCGAGACCGGCATCGGCCGCGGCACGGCGCCGGACGCCGGGGCGGGCAAGGCCGCGCTCGAATCGTGGCTCGCGACCCCCGATCACCAGCGCCCGGCGATGCCGGAGGCGGCGGCAGCGTACCTGAACGCCCGCAACCCCGAGGATCCCCAGCCGTAACGCGAAGAGCGCCCCCGTGCGGCATGTGTTGCACCGCTGCACGGGGGCGCGTATAAGTGGCGGCGAAGGGGCAGCGTCCCTTCACCGGCAACCGCTCTTCGGAGCGCCCCGGATTCGCTGATCCAGCGGATTCGGCCTCGGCCCCGGACTCCTCCGGCAACCCGCGGCGATCCCTCAACAGAGGCTTTCGCAACGGGAACCGGAGGGTTTCAACATGAGTATCGAACTCGGGACCAACGCCAAGCGGGCGTTGTTCGACGACAGCTACAAGGCCGCCTATGCGGCCATGGGTCCGAATCTGCGGCCGTTTGTCACGTTCCGTGAGCAGATGGGCGTGGATACCTACAAGTTCCGCACCATGGGCCGTGGCATGGCTCAGACGCGCGGCGCTTCGCAGTCCAACCTCAACGTGATGGGCGTGGCGCACGGCACCGTGACCGCCACCCTCGAAAGCTGGTACGCCAGCGAACTCACCGACATCTTCGACCAGGACAAGACCAACGCTCCGCAGGAGATCCCTGCTCTGGCGGCGGTGCTGGCCGGGGCGACGAAGCGCCGGGAGACGCAGCTGGTCATCGACGCGCTGTACGCCGCCACCATCGCGGCGAGCAATCAGGTCGGCGCCGGCACCGACGGCCTCACGGTCGCCAAGCTGGTCGCGGCTCGGGCTGCGCTCAAGGCCAACGACATAATGGAGACGCCGACCCTGCTCCTGACCGAGAAGCAGGAAGCGGATCTCCTCGCGCTGACGGCCTTCACGTCCGCGGACTTCGCGGCCTCGAGTGGCTCCGTCACCGGCAACGTCAGGCAGGGGCACTTCGGCTTCAACTACGTTCTGGTCGGCACCGGCCGCGACGAGGACGGGCTCAAGATCCTCTCCGGCGACGACCGAACCATCTTCGCGTTCGTGCCGTCGGCGGTCGGACTGGTCTGCGGCCTCAACAAGACCGAGGTGAACTACGAGTCGGCTTCCGCCTCGTGGCGCTCCACCTCGATGCTGCGTGCCGGTGCGGTCGTGATCGACCCCCTCGGCGTGGTCGAAATCCTCTGCGACGAGTGATGACGGCCACCATCGTCGCAACGTTCGCCTGACAAGTCGGGGGGCCGGGTAACACCGGCTCCCCCGCAAGGGAAAAAGCATGGCATTCACCAGAGCAACGATTTACCCGGTTTCGAATGGTGCCCCCGACCTGCCGAAGCTCTTCATGTACGAGACGGCCGACAACATCACCGACGTCGATGCCGCCGACTATTGGGCGATGGAGCCGCAGATCCTGTCTGCCGGCGACATCATCAAGTGCAAGTGCGCCGACGGCTTCGTCGAACTCGGCGTCACGTCGGCGTCTGCCACGGCTTCGGTCGTGGCGGCCATCGGCAGCGGCGGCAACGGCGGGCAGGTGTGGGTCTCGGCGGCCTGCACCGGCTACCAGACCGCGGGCGCGGTCGGTTACGCCGTGGCTCCCGTCGCCGGGACGATCCTCAAGTGGAAGCACGTCACGACGGTCGTGACCGACACCGCCGACGCGATCCTGAACATCGACATCGGCGGCAGCAACGCCACCGGGTCGTTGACGATCGACAAGGACGACGCGGTGGGACAGGTCGAGGAAGTCGACATCTCGGCGGGCGGCACGGTGACGGCCGGGCAGCTCATCAAGATCGAGTCGGACGGTGGATCCAACTCCACCGGCTCGGGCACCGTTTACATCCTGATCCAGCCGTAACAGGCTCCCCGGCCGCTTCGGGCGGCGGTCCGGGGACAACGGCCGGGCGGTGGGTTCTCCTTCCCACCGTCCGGCCAGCCCTACCGAGGGGACATGGCCGCAAGCAGCGTCGAACTCGTCAACGAAGCCTTGGCCGTCCTCGGCGCCGAGTCCATCACGGCCTTGACGGCCGAAGACTCACCCATCGCGGCCATGGCCGTCACCTTGTACCAACCGACGCTCGACCGGCTTCTGGCCGAGTTCCCCTGGCGCTTCGCCACGAAGCGGCTTGTGCTGTCTCAGGACAGCGAGACGCCGCCCGACCCGTGGTCGTACCAGTACACGCTGCCGGCCGGCACCATCCGCGTCATTCGCACGGATCAGGACGTCGAGGGCTTCGACCTCTACCGCGACGACAGCGACGGAACGCGCAAGCTCTACAGCAACCGCAGCGCGGTGACGGCTGACGTCGTCGTCAGCATCACCGACCCCGGCCTGCTTCCCGCCCACTTCGAGGAAGCCCTCGTCGCCCGTCTCGCCGAGCGGCTGGCCATGCCCGTGACCCGTCGCGTCGACTTCTGGCAGGCGCTCAAGGCCGACGCACTTCGCGCCGTCTCGCGTGCCAAGACGCAGGACTGGAACGAGGCCCCGGCCCGCACCTTCGAAGACGGCGACGTGCTGGCCAACGCGCGGTACGGCTGACCATGCCGAGAGTCTTCCGTAACTCGTTCAACAGCGGCGTCCTCGACCCGCTCCTGTACGCTCGCGCCGAACTCGCGCAGTGGCGCACGGGGCTGAAGACCGGGACCAACGTCCTGCTCCTGCCTCAAGGCGGCGTCCGGCGGCGTCCCGGCACCAAGTACGTTGCGACGCTGACCGAGGCCACGGCTCGCCTGAGCCGCTTCCGCTTCAACGTCTCGGCCCAATACCTGCTCGTCTGGTCGAACCTCAAGGTTGAGGTCTACCAGTCCGACGTGAAGCTGACGCAGGTTGTCACGCCCTACGCTTCGGCCGACCTCTCGACGCTGTATCGCCGCTGCCAGACGGCCGACACGGCGATCATCTTCCATGAGGATTACGTGCCGATGCGGCTTCTGCGCGGCACCCTCGCGACCAACCCCATCATCACGTCGAGCGGAAGCGCGTTCGTCCTCGTCAAGCACCCTGGCCACGGCCTTCGCACTGGCGATGAGATTGGGATTGCCGGTGTCTCCGGTGCCGTTGGCGGCATCACCGCTGCGAATCTGAACACGTCGCACGCCATCACCAACTACGGTGGCACGCTCGGGGCCACGGCCACGGCGACGTTCACCAACACGACGGTTCGCGTCACGATCGCAAACCACATCTTCATCGCCGGTGATCGCGTGACCTTCGCCGATCTCGCGGCGGTTGGCGGCGTTCCTGCGAACCAACTGAACAAGACGCAGACCATCGTGACGGTTGGCGGCGCGGGCGCGTCGACGTGGGTGGAATTCACGGTAGAGACAGCAGCAACGAGCACGACGACCGGCGGCGGCGCGGGGACGTGGGTCGCGCCCGACTACTACAGCTTCACCGCGGCAACGTCGGCGACGAGCACGACGAGCGGCGGCGGGTCGGCCGGCTACGCATGGGCGTTTCACTCCATGACGGTCAACGCCGCCCGCACCGCTGCGTTCACAAATCTGCCTCAATTCGACTTCGAGGACGCCAGCAGCCCCAAGCCGAAGTCGGAAGAACAGCGGCTGACGTTTCTCAACTTTGCGAACGGCGACAAATATTCGCTCAGCGTAGGAGTCCCGGAAATCGTAGTTGAGGGTAGAAGGGGAAACCCCGAGAGGATCAACACCAAGACCTTCGAGTACGACACCGGCAACAAGGCGGCGAACGCGGGGGAAATGGAGCAGGAGCTGGCCGACAACTCCGAGAACAACCCCGGCGCGGTCACCGTCACGTACGATTCGGCAGCCAGCAGCAGCGGGCATGACGAGTACGTCTTCAAGTTCACCGGCCGGACGGACGTGGACGACATCCAGCCTCGCGTGATCAAGTCCACTTCGGGAAGCATCACCGTTGAGACGGACGTCGAAGGGGGCAGCACCGAAGAGGACGTGATCTCCACGACTCGGGGGTGGCCTGCGTCGGGCCTGTTCTACCAGCGGCGGCTCTGGATGACAGGGCTACGCTCGCGGCCGTCCACCATCCTCGCGAGCAAGACCGAGGACTTCTTCAACTTCGACGTCGGCGAGGCGCTGGACGACGAGGCCATTGACGCCACGGGCGAGTTCGATCCCGCGCGGTTCCTCATCGCCGAACGCGGGCTCTACCTGCTCACCCATGCCGGAGAAGTCGCGATCAGCGGCGGCAATCAGGGCGGCGGACTGACGCCGACGAACATCAACCTCGAAGTGGCGGCCCGCTACGGCTCGACCACGGTCGCGCCGGTCAGCGTCGGCGGGCGTCCCATGTACGTGGACCGCATCGCCCGCAACATCCGCCAACTCGGATCCGACGATTCGGGAGCGCCTGCGTCGCAGGAAGTCTCGATCCTGTCGCAGCACCTCATCACGTCGCCCGTCGCCATGGACGTCTGGCGTTCGGCGGATGGTGACTACCTGTTCGTCGTCAACAGCGACGGGACCATAGCCGCGTTATCCATCAACGTTGACCAGGGCGTCGCCGGGTGGACGAAGATCACTACGGACGGCTCCTTCCTCGACGTCGCCGAGGTGGACGACGCGCTCTATGCCGTCGTCTCTCGCAGCATCGACGGCGTCACGAAGTATTTCCTCGAGAAGTTCGACGCGGCGCGGTACACGGATTGCGGCGTCTACCAGACCGGTGCGGCGGCCTCGACGTGGACGGGGCACGATCACCTCGACGGCGAGACGGTCCAAGTCCGCGGCGACGGGCTCACGCTCAACGAAGTGGAGGTTGCGAGCGGCGACGTCGCGACGACCCTCGACGGTGCGACGTGGTCGCCGACGGCCGTCGAAGCCGGGCTTGCGTTCACCGTCACCGTTGAGCCGACGCCCCCGCAACAGTCTCAGTTCTCGTCCATTTCCAAGGTCACTCTCGACCTGTTCGAATCCCGCGGCGTCTACGTCAACGGTTTCCGCGTGCGCGACTACCTGCCTGGCGAGGCCGTCACCGACGCGCCCTCTCCGCTCATCACCGGATTCCGCGCGATGCCGGTGCGCGGATGGGGAGACAGGCAGACGGTGACGATCACGCAGACCGAGCCGCAGCCATTCACTTGCCGCGCGCTTGATATCGAGGTGGCCTGACATGGCAACGTTTCTTGCAGCAATCCCCGCCTTCTTCGCGGCAGCGGCGCCGGCGGCGGGAGCAGGCGCGGCAGGCGCCGGGGCGGCGGCGGCCGGAGTAGGGGCGGCAGGCGCGGGGGCAGCCGCCGCTGGAGTCGGTGCGGCCGGAGCGGGTGCCGCAACGGCCGGACTTGGTGCCGCTGGTGCCGGGGCGGCGACGGCTGGTGTCGGCGCTTCCGGTGCGACCGCGGCCGGTCTCGGTTCTACCCTCGCGGCGGCAGGGTCCACGGCGCTCAAGATCGCAGGCCCAGTCGCCGCGGCCGGTAGTGCCATCCAACAGGGGCAGGCCCAGAAGGCCGCGCTCGGCATGGCGGCAAAGGCAGAGGCCGAGCAGGTCCGCGCGCAGCAGCAGTCCTATCAGGACCGCATCCGGCAGGTTCTGAGCATCAACGTCGCCGATGCGGCCGGGCGCGGAGTCGTTGCGGGCGGCAGCGCGGCAGCGCTCCAGTCGGCAAACCTCCGCGGCGCGCAGATCGACATCGGCTTCGCGGGGCGGCAGGGCTCGATCAGCCAGAGCCTTTACGACGAGGCGCGCAAGCGGGCGGCCATGCGGGGCTTCGCCTCGGCGGGCTCGTCGCTGTTCTCGCTCGGCTCGGACATCGCCTCCGGGAAGGTATTCTGATGGCGACCGCGCGCTACCAGCGCCAGACCGACGCGCCTTCGATCCGCACCGGACTCGTGGCCGCGGCATCCATCGACCCGTTCGAGGATGCGGTGGACATGGTCGAGAAGTTCAGCCGCGGGGCTCGCATCCAAGGGGCCGAGCATAACGCCATGGCCGACGTGATGGCGGGCAAGACTCCGAACCTCGCTCCGGCCATGACCGAGGCGCAGTTCGCCTACAACGAGGCGGCGGGTCGGGCCTACGAGGCCAAGACGTCGGTGGATCTTCGGGCCAAGGCCAACGAGCTCGCGACGCAGTACGACGGCCGCGATCCGAGCCACCCCGGCGCGTTCGCCCAGACCTTCGACGCCTACTCGTCCTCGCTTCTGGCGCAGGTGCCGGCCGAGTTGCGGCCGCAGATTCAACTCGAGGTGCAGGCGCGTCGCTCCGAGGCGCTTGCACACATCACCGACCGCGCCAACCGCTTCGAGTTCGATCGGAACACGTCGGCGATCGAGGAGGGGATCAAGGCCAACGTGGACGATGCCGCGGCCGCGGCGCGCGATGGGCGGCTTGACCTTGTCAATCTCGCGGTGAGCAAGGCCAACGATCAGCTCGAATCGCTCGTCAATCTCGGCGTGATCAACGCCGACGAGGCCGATATCAAGCGCGGGCAGGTGCTCGCCAGCATCCACGCAGAGAAAATCATGGGCGACTTCGCCCGCGGTGGATACCCGGCTGGCCGCATCGCGGCCGTCGAAAGCGGAGACGACCCCGAGACCAGGGGAATGCCACTCGACATCCGGGACCGTCTCGTGGGCAAGATGCGTGCGGGATCTCGGCGCGTCCAGATGGAAGCGCGGCGCGGCGCGGCGGCAGTTGCAGCAGGAACCCGCAAGAACGCGGCCAGCGCCCGCGACATCCTCACCGTGGCCAAGACCGGGGCCAACCTACGCGAGGACGAGACCGACTTCGCCCATGGCGTCATCCACGGCTCGATCGACATCGGGGACGACTACCTTCGCGAAGAACTGACCGTCGCCGTCTTGTCTCAGGACAAGGTCGCCGACTTCGTGACCAAGCCGCTCGAGCAGGGCCAGCGCGAGGCGCGAGAGATTCTCGACGGGGCGGCGACTCGCGGCGATCGGCGGGAGATTGCCGTTGCCAAGAACATCGTCGAGGCCGTGGACAAGAAGGCCAAGGCGCTCGAGGCGGATCCGGTGCAGTGGCTCCACGATTCGCAGACGGTCAGCCTCACCCCGCTCGACCTGTCCAGTCCCGCGGCCCTGGGTGAGACCCTCCGCAACCGCAGTGTCGAAGTCGAGGTTGCCGGCGAGAACGAGGGGCGCACGTTCCCGACCCTGTCTAATGCAGAGGTGTCTGCCATCGAGCGCCACTTCGTGGACAGCGGCATGGGAGAGAATGACCAGTTGGCCTACGTGACTGCCATCGTGGGTTCAAGTTCGGATCGCGGGGAGTCCACCATCCGCCGAATGAACGGCGGCAAGTCGCCGCATCTGGCCGCGGCTGGGATGCTCGTCGCCAACGGACGAGAAGAAGTGGCGGGCGAGTTGCTTCGCGGCGCGGCGCTGATGAAAAGCCCGGAGATTCCGAAGATGACGCCGACTGTCAAGGCGGCACTGCCCACGGCGGCCATCTACACGGCGGTTCCATCCGAAGTTGGCGACAGGTACGTGGCGGCAACCGAGAAGGTCTATGCCGCGCGCATGGTCGATGCCGGCCGCTCCCCTGCCGATGGCGACCCCGACGTGTGGGCGCAGGCGCAGGTCGACGTGGGCGGCAAGGCCGGGGCCTACAATGACGCACCCTTGCTCCTTCCGATCGGTGTCGTGGACGAGGGGGATTTCGCCGACCGCGTCGAGTCCGTCACTGGCGACGAGTTGGTGGCGATGGGCGCCGATCCGGCGACGGCCGAAGACACCGCGGCCGCGCTTCGGACAGGCGGCGGCGTGAACCTGACCAGCACGGATCCCGGTCGGTATCGCGTCCGCGTCGGCGGCGTGACCCTGAGGGACGCGGCCGGCGGGCCGTTGGTGCTCGACTTCGACAAGATCGCGCCGAAACAGGCCGTCCGTTCCGACTCCGTGACGATCGCCAATGCCGAAATCCCGGTGGGCGACGTGGCCAGGACCATCGGCAAAGGCGTGGATGCGGCGATGGAGACCGGCAAGGCGGTGATCCACAACACGACAGACCCGCTCGCGGCGTTCGTCGGCCGCTACGCTCCGAGGCTGCCGCGCTGATGGGCTTCTTTCCCGCCAGTGCCCGCGCGACGATCCTCGACGCGCCCGACCCGGACCCGGCCGAGCAGCCGCTTTCGTTCTGGGACGGGTACGCGGCGGTGGAGGAGTCCACGCGGTTGACTGATCGATCGGATTCTCTCGCCTATCAGGTGCAGGAACCTGCGACCCGGTCCCTTCGCCGTCTGGCCAGCCTGACCGGGCAGCGGTTCGACTTCCCGACCTACGGATGGAGCAACAACCTGAGCGAGTCGGCGCTCGCCGAACTCGAGAGAAATGAGGCGACCATTCTCGAATATCGGAAAGCGGCGGGCGAGGGGCCGGACTTGCTCAAAACCGCCTCCGAGATCCGAGCCGAGGCCGAGCAGCGGGTCAAGGATGCCCGCGCCCTTGCCTCCCGCGCTGGATGGGGCGCGACTCTGGCCGGCGCCGGGTGGACTCAGATCAAGGACCCGCTCAACGTCGCGCTGCTCCCGTTCGGAGTGTTCGGCGCCGAGACCCTTCTCGCCCGGATCGGGGTAGAGGCGGTTGTTGCTGCCGGGTCGCAAGCACTCGTGGAGACCGCATCCCTGCCCGCCAAGGACTTCGCTGGCGTGACCCCTACGTTGGGCGAGTCCGCGGCCAACGTCGCGCTGACGGGCACCCTTGGCGGTGCCTTGGGCGGTCTGTTCCACGGCGCGGGTGTCGTCGCCAAGCGGGCTGCGATGCTCGCGGACTACCGCGCCAAGGTGAAGGCCGGGACCATCGTTCCGACTCGGGCGACGGACGCCGCGGCCGACTCGCTCGAGGACATCATCGACACCATCCCGCCGGGCACGTCGCCGGGGGCCGAGGCCGCGCACCTTGAGGCGGTGGCGGCCGGCGTGGATCTGCTCCGGGCAGAGCACCCCGTCGAGGCGGCGGATGCGGCGGTCAGGTTCGAGGCGAAGGCACGAGCGATAGTGACCGCAGAGGATCGGCGCATCGCGGCCATGTCACTCGATGAGTGGATGGCGAGTCGCCCGGCTGCTGAGCCCGGAACCGATCCTACCGTGGACAGCGTACTGGCCATGACGGGGATTAAGCGCGATGCGCCAGGGGCGGCCGGTGTTTCGCGGGTCGATATTTCGGGGGACGAAGTTGTGTACCTGTTCCGCTCCGAGGACGGACAAGTGCGTGGCGCCCTGCACGGGTTCCTCTCGGCGGATGGTTCGCCCGAACTCGCGTCTATCGCGGTGGATGCGGGGGCGCAGCGGCAGGGAATCGGGAAACAACTACTCGCGTCCGCACGCAGAGACTTCCCCGATGCCGACGCCGCCGCCGTGCAGGAAATGGCCGGACTCACGGATGCCGGCGCTCGATTGCGCTACCGCGATGCCGTTGCCGCAGTTACCGCCGAACCGCCTACCGAACTCGCCGTCGAATTCGTTGCTCGCGAACGTGCGGCCCTGCTCGCGAGCAAGCCGCCCAAGGCCGAAGCGCCGTCGTCGAAGTATTCCCCGACGGTGATGGCCGAGGTGCGCCGCCGCGGCGGCCTCGATGTGGACGCGGTTCGGCGCGACTATGACTGGAAGCGCGACGTTCAGCAGGCGGGCATCCTGACTGCGATGCGACGCGGCGGGACGGCGCCGGATGACATGGCGGCGACGTTGGTCGAAGAGGGGATCATCCCTCCCGGCTCGACTGGCGACGACCTGATGGGGATGCTCAAGGGTCGCGATGTGACGACGACTGCGGCCGAATCCATCGACGAGGGGCGCGAGGGGTATCGTCTGGCCACGCAAAGCGCACTCGCGTACTTCGACGAGATTGAGCAGGGCGCGAAGGAATTGCGCGACCAGTACGGCATTGAACCCCGCGTCTCCGAAGTCGAAGACTACCTCGAAGCCAAGGCAACGGCGCGACTTGACGCGCGATGGGATGATCGGAGCCTCGTCGACAACGCAGTTGCCTCCGAGATGGACGCGCCCATGCCCGCCGTCGAGACTCCGCGCGTAGACGCCCCCCTTGCCCGTCCATCCGCCGATCCGATATACGTCGAGGCCGACGCCACGCTGCGCGCGATCATTGACGAGAATCCGGACGCGACCGTCACCATTGAAATCGACGGCGTGGAAATGACCGGGCGCGCGGCAGACATCGCGGCAGACATCGACCGGCAAATCGAAGAACTCGGCGGGACCGTGGATTGCCTGCTCGGGGAGGTTCCTTTCTGATGGCGTGTATCAAGTCAGGATCGCAACTCGACAAAGACCGGATGAAGTGGGAGGCGCATTTGGTCGCGCAAGGCGTACCCGCTCCGCAGGCCGCGGTGCAAGCGCAACAGATGGCGACCAATTCGGCCATTCACACCCTGCAAAAGCGCAAGCAGCAACTCGCCCTCCAAGCGGCGAAGCAGAACGCCATCACCGCGCACGTCGCGGCCGGCGGCAAGAGTACCGCGGCGGCCCGACTCGACTCGCTCACCCAGCGCGACACTCGCGGCCGGTGGAACGATACCGTCAACGTCGTCTCGGCTCAGAAGGCGCACCGGGCCGTGGCCATGGCGAAGATGAGCGAGACCGTCAAAATCTCCGAGACGGCGGCGAAGATGGACAAGGTCTCCCGCAAGGCCCTCGACACGGCGATCCGCCGCGAACTCGGCGGGATCTCGACCGGCAACGCGACGGCTGCCAAGGCTGCGCGCGGTCTCGAGTCGGCCGTGGGATATCTCAAGGCCAAGGCGAACAGCCTCGGCATGGATATCCGCACGCTCGCCGATTGGGCCTATCCCCAGCGGTGGGCGCCTGAGAAGGTCGCGCCCGGCGGCGATTCGTCGCGGTGGGTTTCGGCCATGTACGTCGAATACACGGCCGGCCGGATGGCCCCGCTTCTCGACGACAACGGCGCTCCGCTCATGGGGCAGGAGCTTCGCGACGCCATCGCTGGGATGGCCGAGAACATTCGGACGGGGAACATCCACGGGACCATCGGCGTGCTGCCGGGGGCGATGAAGTCGCGGCACAAGCAGCCGCGCGCCATCCGTTTCCTCGACATGAACAACCGGATGCGCTTCGAGGACGAATTCGGCGAGGGGGACATCTTCGCTTCGATGCAGTCGCACGTCGAGGGGCTGGCCCGCGAAGTCGGCGTGCTCGACGTGTTCGGGCCGAATCCCGATCGGACTTACGGCGTTGCTCGAGAGGCGGCGGCCAAGGCTGGCGTTGCGCCTTCGCGCCTCTGGCTCTCTGACATCACCTATCAGTACGCCACGGGGGCGCTTAACCGTCCCGCGGTTCCCGGTCTCGCTCGTGCCGGCCAAGGCTCGCGCGGCATCCTGACGGGCGCACTCCTGACGGCTTCGTTGCCGTCGCAATTTACCGACGTGATCCCGCGGGCGCTTGTCGCGTCGGCGAACGGGATCCCGGTCTTCCGCGAGATGGGCGACTTCTTCGCCTCGCTCGGCAAGACGATGACCCCCGACGACGTGGCGATGGTCACCCGGCTCGGCGTCGATGCCGAAACGGCGCTGATGCGACTGACCGACGACGGCGTGATGGACTCGGCCCAAGGCGTCTACTGGATGACCGAGAAGGTTATGCGCTGGTCCGGGATGCAGAAGTGGAACCAAAACGGCGCGATCTCGACCAACTCCGCGTTGCTCCGCGCCATCGCCGACAATCGGTCGCTGTCCTTCGTCGACGCCGACGCCGCGATGGGCGGCAAGCTGACGCAGTACGGATACACCCCCCAGACGTGGGATGACATCCGCACGCACGGCATTGTCCGCGAGACCAACGGACTCGAGTACGCCTCCGTGCTCGCTCTCGAGAACTCCCCGCTGTCGGTCAAGGAACGCGGGGACGCCATCCAGCGGATGATTCACCACGTCGGATCCGAGACGAATCTCGCGATGACGATCCCGCAACCGAAGGCCCGCGCCATCATGGCCGGCGGCGCTCAGTCCGGGACGCCGATGGGAGAGGCGGCGCGAGGGGTGACGCAGTTCAAGTCCTTCTCGACGCAGTTTGTCATGAATCAAGTCGGCGAGATGTTCCGCAAGCACGGCGCCGACCGGGCAAGTCATGCCGCCGTGCTCTTTGTTGGGACCGTGGCCCTGGGCATGGTCGCGATGCAGACGAAGCGGTTGCTCAAGGGGCAGGGGATCGCTGACATGAGCGAGCCGGGGACGTGGGGCGCGGCGGCGATGCAAGGCGGCGGGCTTGGGATCGTCGGTGACTTCATGGCCGCGGGCTTTGGCGGCACCAATCGCTTCGGGCAGGGGGCGCTGACCACGCTTATGGGGCCGTCGTTCGGGTTCGCCGAGGACTTCATCAAGACCACGGCCGGCAACATCGGCGAGGCCGCGAGGGGCGAGCGGGCGAATTTCGCATCCGAGGCTGTCCGTTTCGGCTCCCGCTACACACCGGGCTTGCATTTGCCTATCCTCGGCATCGCGGCCGAGCGGCTGTTCGTGGACCAAATCCGGCTGATTGCCGACCCGTCAGGCACGCGACGCAGCTTTATGACGATGGAACAGAAGCAGCGCCATGACTTCAACTCGAAGTATTTGTGGAGGCCGGGGCAAGTCCTGCCCGAGGCATTGAGGTAACTATTATGCGTCGAATCATCCTGTCCCTCGCCCTCTTCCTTTCCGCGGCTTGCGCCTCCGGTCCTGCTCGTGCCGCCTTCACCATCGCCGACAACTACGAGCCCGAGCGGTATACGTCGACGTCTTCCCAGACCGCCTTCACCGTCTCGTGGCCCTTCGAGTCCAGCGCCGACCTCGTGGTCAAGACCTCGACCGACGGGGGGACCACGTGGGTCACGAAGGCTCTGACCACCGACTACACCGTGACCGGAGCGGCGACGACCGCGGGTGGCACGGTGACGTTCGGCACCGGGCGAGCGCTCAACGAGATCGTCGTGATCTACCGCAACGACGGCATCGACCGCACGTCGAACTTTACGACCCTGACCCCCACGTCCGTCGAACTTCACATGGACCGCATGACGCTCTGGGCGCAGCAACTGGAGCACGACATCAACGAGCGGGCGTTGCTCCTGCCGACGACGGATGACTTCTCGGCCGGGTCCAACGTGCTCCCCTCGATGGACGGCAACGCGGGGGAAGTTGTCTGCGTGAACGACGACGAAGACGCATGGACAACGTGCAGCATCGCGGCCGGGCCGGCGACTTCGACCGACAACGCCATTGCTCGCTACAACGGTACGGCCGGGGCGCTACAGGACAGCTCCGTCGTCATCACCGACGCCGGGACCATCGTCAGCAATGACATCATCGCGAACGGCGAGGTCACGGTTGCCGGGACGGTGACGGCCAGCGGAGCCGTTACGGGCGGGTCGGTCGTGTCGAGCGGGGCCATCACCGGCACCACCGTCACGTCGTCCGGGGCGATTAGCGGCCCGAACGTCACCAGCGGCGTCAACCCTGGGCACACGCACACCGGCAGCGCAGGCGGCGATCTCAAGGCCGACGGAACGATTCCGCTCACGGCTGATTGGGATGTCGGAGCGTTTGAGGTTCGGGCACTCACCTTCGAGTCGGACGCGACGACGGGGACGGCACCGATGACGGTCGCGAGCACCACCGTCGTCACCAACCTGAACGCGGACACGGTCGACGCCCGTTCGGAGTCGGAGTTCGCCCTTCTCGCCGGTCGCTCGGGAGGACAGACGCTCAACGGCGGTACGGGCATCACGCACGACCTGACCCTTGCACCGACGGCCTTCAGCTCGACGGCAGGCCAGATCCTCATGGGAACCGGCGCAGCCTACGACGCGACCGAGCAGAACATCCTGAGCGGCAAGCAGGCCGCCTCGGCCTTTGCCAATCAGACGGGACAGTCT